TCACAATATGATACAGATACTCACAATGATTCAGGAACAGATACAGATGCAGGTACTTGTACCAATACTTTCGGAGATTTAGCATAATGGCTAGTATAGGAGAAAACAAATGAGTACATTAAACGTAGATGCACTAGTTGGAAACACCTCTGCTAATGCTATTACAGTTAGAGGTGAGGGTACTGCTACTACTAGTTTACAGCAAGGGTTGGCTAAGTCGTGGTGGCAAATAACAGGTGTTTCAACTGCTTCTTTGAATGACAGCTTAAATGTTAGTAGTTTTGAGGACAAAGGCACAGGTCATTATATGCCAACTTATACAAATCCAATGAACAATACTACTTATTCATTTTTAGGTGGAAGTGGCTGGGATGTAGGTGGAACAAACTCTACATATAACGGAACAGATAAAGATGAAATCATAACCACTGTAATAGAGATATACCATGTTAATGCTAATGACTCAATCACAGACGCTAACTTATCAATGGGTTCAATACACGGAGACCTTGCATAATGGGTGAAATAGATGGGATGCTGTTTTGGAATATTGTCCTATCCCTGATTGTAATTCCATTTGGTTGGGTGTTCACATACCTCGTGAAAGAGGTCAAAAGGCAACAAATATTAATCAATAAAACAAGAGAAGAGATTGCATATAATTATGCAAGAAAAGATGATGTTAAGGATGACGTTACAAAGGTAATGGATGCCCTGCACAGATTAGAAGATAAACTAGACAAAGCACTCTCCAAATAAAGGATAAATAATGATAGATCCAGTTTCAGCATTTTCGATGTTGACTACGGCTCATAGTGCCTTAAAAAAAATGGTTTCAATGGGTCGTGATTTGTCCTCAGCTACGAAATATGTAACTCAATATGCCAAAGCAGAAGCAGAGTTAGGCTTTGCTAAAGAGCAAAAAAAGAAGGGTATATTCGGATCTGTTATGGATCAGGCAATAGAACAGCATTTTAAAGAAGAAGAACAAAAACGATTAAAAGATGAACTAAGGTCATTATTTCTTTTATATGGTGCAGATGGACTTGGTCAGTGGGAAAGATTGCAAGCGACCATTGCCTCAGCGAGAGCAGAACATAGAAAAAGATTAAAAGAACAGCAAAGAATAAGAGATAGAAACCTAATGATAACTGTAGGGGTAGTTAGCTTTATATTAGGTATAGGTATATTAATAATGTTTATAAACTACCTCAAATATGGTTCAGCATTCTAGTACCAAAGCAGGGAGAATAGCTGAGTTTTTTGCCTGCGGTGTAATTGAAGATTTGGGGTGGCAGACCTCTCTTTGTCAGCAAGATGGAGTAGATCTAATAGCTTTTAAGGACAATGAATATGTCCGAGTACAAGTAAAGGGATCTAGCATCAAAAGAAGCCTCAGGAACAATGGTCTCCAGTTTATGATGGGTATGGGAACTAAAAAGAGATTACCCTCAATAGAAGAATATGACATAGCCTGCATGGTATCAGTCTATCACCGAAAGTGTTGGTTTATTCATGTCAGCAGTGTGCAGAGAAAAACAATCCGCAGACCAAAAGCCTTTTTTGAAAGCACCGAACTTGAATACGAAAGTTGGGAAAAATCACTCGATATTTTCAGGGAAACAAAACGTAATGGAAAATATTTATTTTAAAATTTTTAAGATTTTAAACAAAGTCAGCAATTTTTTTTACAACAAATATTGTGAAGATTTAAGAAGGAAACAAAACAGATGACTGAGCAAGGCATTCATTTAAATTTACTTAACCAACTTCGCAGACATGAGGGTTTAAGACTAGAGCCTTATAAATGCTCAGAAGGATATTTAACTATAGGATTTGGCAGGAACATTGAGACAAATGGCATATCGGAAGCTGAGGCTGAATTTATGCTTTCAAACGATCTTATAGCCTGCGAGAACGAGTTAAAAGATGAGGGATGGTATAATCAGTTAGACGAAACTAGAAGGGCTGTAGTGCTAAATATGGCTTTTAATTTGGGTAAACCAACTTTACTAAAATTTTCCAAATTCATAGGCAGGCTGTCTGATAATGATTATGAAGGTGCATCAAAAGAGATGATCACTGGAAGCGATGGAGTATCTGAAAGCAAATGGGCATCTCAGGTTGGTAAGAGAGCATATGAACTAGCCGAGCAGATGAGAACTGGTCAGTGGCAGGATGTATAAGGTACTGATAACAGTTTGCTTACTCGCTGATCCTACTAAATGTATGTTTATAGAAAATACCGAACATCCAGTCATATATGAGACTTATGATGCCTGCAAAGCTAGAGCATTAGAGATAGGCTCAGAAGTTTCAATATATATCCCGCAGTGGAGAGCAATGCGTTGGAAGTGCATAAAAATTAAAGAAGGGAAATTTACATGATACCATTAATTACAGCAATCGCTCCATTAATAGGAGACATAGTCAAAGAAGCTATCCCTGATCCTGATAAAAAGACTGAGGCAGAAAATAAAGTTAGATTAGCTTTACTGGAAAACTCAAAGCAGATTGAGGCTTCTGCAAGTCAAATTATTTTAGCTGAGGCAAAGTCAGAAAGTTGGATTGCTTCTAGTTGGCGACCAATATTGATGATGAATATAACAGCTATAGTTTCAGTTAATTTTTTAGTGTTTCCATTAGTAGGTGTATTCACTGGAACTGAACTATCCATCCCCCTTCCTGCCGAATTATGGACACTCCTGACAGTTGGAGTTGGCGGTTATACTATCGGCAGATCAGCAGAAAAAGTTGCAGGAAATCTAAAAAAATAGTAATAGTGATAAATTAATTTATTTAAAAACAAAGTGATAAATAAAGTGATAAATGGAAACTATTAACCTATATATACAGCCAAAAATGGGAGAAAAATGTCAGGCTCATAACCTGAAGGTCGTAGGTTCAAATCCTACCCCCGCAACCAACTATATCAATAAAATCAATGACTTAGACACACCCTCAAAGACTTCGGTTTTTGGGGTTTTTTTGCGTTTTAAGCCTGATAACGATCACAGAGTGATAAATAAAGTGATAAATGTTCGTCAGGCATATTTCCCTTTTTTTGAAATAATAGTTGCATAATAGTTATAATAGTGTAATATAAAGGAATAATATTGCTTTTAGAGTGATAAATTTAAAAAGGGAGCAAACTAATGAAATATAAACTTAATTGGAATAGAGATGTAGACGTTACAGATGATGATTTTATTTTAAATTTACCACATGGATTTAAATTCACACACGATCCTTTAGAGCCAACTCATGTAAGAGGATATGATACTAAGCGAGAACTTATATCTGATCTAAAAAATGTAACTGTATGTAATTGTCAAGAATGTAAGGGAGCAAAATAATGGAAAATTTTACAGAACAAGAATTAATTTTTCTTCATGCTGTTTTAAGTTGTGAGAATGACGAAATTATCAGAGCCAATCATGGAGTTGAGCCTAAAAGACGTACAACAAACATGAACATAAGAACTGGATATTACAAATTTCAAAAAACAAAAAAAATAATGAAAAAAATAAGTGCAATGATGAGGGAGCAAACTAATGGCTAATTATTTTATTGGAGATATTACAGTTTTTAAACTTCCTAATCAGGATTTTAAAGGCTTTAGATTTAGATATAAAACTCCTGCAATGGCTAACTATAAATTTAAATCATCTAAAAGCAAAAAAGAATTATCGGCTATCAGAAAAGATATGATGGCTGATTTTCAAAATAATGTAAGTAAGATTGAATTTGCATTATTTGATGATGTAGCAAAACTTGCTCTAGAAATGCGATTAGAAGCTATTGGAAGAAAAGTTTTAGGTATTAGGCAACGATCATATGACAATGATGAAAGGCATCTCAGACTGCATATAAAGCCTTTTTATAAGGGTATGAGTATTAAGGAAATTACCACTGGTGCGGTAAATAATTTTATAAATCATTCTGCTAACAAAAATCTGTCGGCAAAAACCATAAGGCACTGCGTTCAGACATTAAATATGGTTATGAAGTTTGCTATTGATCAGGG